TTTCCATGGGGTGCTTATGCAGGGTTTACTGAAAAAAGCACAGATTTTGGCACTGCTGTAGTGACTAGTGAACATGCAGAAGAGGTAGCAGATGAAGCATTGCAAGATATATTTGCACCACCAGAAGGTTTTGACGAAGTTTAAATTTTGGAGTAAAATTAATGAGTGAAAGATACAGCAACAGACCAAAAAGAATATTGTTCAATACTCACGATCAATTAAGAGAAAGACGTGGATTAAACAGGATTATTCATTATAGCAGTCCTTCTTTCGAAAAAATAAGAAAAAGTTTAAACACTCCAGACAATTTAGATTTTCACGTTTGGAAGGTTGGATCGAGATTTTACAAATTGGCGGCAGAGTACTATGGAGATTCTAGATTGTGGTGGGTGATTGCCTTTTTTAATAAAAAACCAACTGACGGGCATGTTGATATAGGAGATGTTGTTTACATACCAATGCATTGGCAACCTATATACGATGCTATTGTTGATCACGAAGTTCAATATCCGGAGAGAATGTAATGGCGGTTCTCGATGACATCAACTCCGGCCTTTTTAATGTTGAACATTTGGAAAAATTAGCAGAGGCGCAGTTTGTTAAACTTATATCCGAAGCAAACGGACAATATCTACTCTCATCTCTCTTTCGCAGAATAACAGAAATTCCTCATACTAAATGTGATTTGCTTGAAGGAAAAAATTATGCTAATCACGACTATCTTTATAAACAGAGCGGCCGCCCACCCGTTATACTGCCTTTTCAGGGAAGCGCTGATCCAAAAACAATTGAAGCAGCGTTTAGCATTAGAGAAGACGCAGATGGGCGTGATGTGTGGAACACTTTTAACAATGCTCAACTAACATATTTGACGCCGTTTGTTAATTTTTATTCTAGATTTACAGATAATAACGGACAAAACGAACAGATAGAACCTATTCCAATTCAGTCAGTACATCCAAGCATTGATACAAAATCAAAAGATCATTTTGCTGCAGGTCGTTCGAACGCAATTTTTGGTTTTCTTGGACTAAAGGACATTGATATAGAATTAGCAGGAAAATACGAGGAAACAAAGTACTCTGATATAAAAGTAGATGTAACTTTTGCAGCAAATACCCTCCACGTAATGGATTCTGAAGTTTACCTTCCGTTGGTTATTCCACACTTTAAAAAAAATAACATGATGGGACATCAATTAATTCTTGAGTATGGTTGGAATACAATAAGCGATGCTGCGAAAAAAAGTCTTAAGTTTACTAAAGCACAAATAAAAGAAATTTCACAACAAAGACAAAAATATGTATTATATTACTATAAACACAATTTCAGTGTAGATCAGGACGGTTCCTTTACTTTAGTTATAAACTATATTGCTAGAGCAACAAATGTTTTGCAAAATATAGATTTGGGTACGCCTATTGGCACAGAATTTGAAGCGTTGTATGGAAATACCCCTTTTAATTTTGAGGGAACTAACATTAAACAAACCCTTGACCAAGCACCTATAGTTACTGACTTTTTGAAAAATATAGGATTTGCTGACGACGAAGATTATAATTCTAAAATTTATAAATATATTGAAAACAATCACCCTGGAGCAACAGAAAAACAAAGATCAATAATAAAGCAGTACTTCTATACTATTGCTGCCGGCAAAAACAAAAAAGATGCTAGGGGTATACAAAAATTATTTACAACTAGAAAGCAAGCGATAAGCGAATTAGCGTACGAAAAAATGGCAAGAATTCCTTCATACTTGAGAGAAAATGGGGTTGAATTTATGCTTACAATACCACACATCAACAGGAGAGCGCATTATCTAAGGTGCGCAATTATAAGTGCTCATCTAGATTTGATGGCGAAAGCAGACCCACACCCAAAAGAGATTTCGTTTGGCACGTTGTATGAAGCAGCGCTGCATAAATTGGCAGAGGACAAACCGATGAAGCGTGTAACAAATAAGGTCGATTTTTATAATATGGCAAACGTGGCCAAAGAGTCCGGTTGCAACATTGATGGACAGGGGGTATTTGATCTCAACGTTCCATTTGTATCTTCACTCGGTACAGATAATTGCAAACCATCCAAGAGAGCAAGGCAAGTAACAGCAAATCAACCTAGAGTTCTTGGGTTTACCTACCCAGCAGAACATTATTGGAAGAAAGGTTATGTAACCTTCGATGGCGCCGAAAGCGGCGTTGCCCAGACTGCCTTCAAAGCGGACACGCTTGAATCGAAAGCAGAACTAGTAACGGCGTACGAATCAATCTTTTTTTACAGGTTTGGTGATTTATTAGAAGGGTTTTTGGAAATGACCAGTGGCAAGCAAACCTTTATAGATGAAAACATAGTGTTTGCTTTGGGCACCTGCAGAGTTAGGCAACGATTTTATAATACAAGTTTTGGTACATATTTTACTTCTGAAGAGCGTGATAAAAGAGAGTTTTATTGGCCCCTGGCAGATATACCAATAGAGAGAAACGAATTTATAAATATGATTAATAGAAGATACATAAATAAATCAACCAGTCGAATAACCTTTCTATCATTTTTTAATGGTTTAATGAATATAGTGAAAAAATATTACATGGTAGGGGATCCAATATTAACACCGAAGTTGAACCAACCTGCTAGATCAGTTACGATGAATATGATAAACACATCTTTCCATGAGGGAAATAAATTTAAAGAACGCACTGCCGCAGGTAAGTGGGGTTATACTTTAAGTGATATAAGAAAATTAAAACCAGCAATATTTTCAGACCCGTCCAAACCTGCAGGGAACTACAATATTTTTGTTGTGAATGCTGGAGCAACGTCACCGGCTGAAAGACCAAAAGGTGAAAACGAAAAAAACTATGATAGATATCGAGTTGGGTCTGCTTTTTCTGTTGTTAAGCGTGCAAAGTTTAATAGAGTTCAAACAAATGCTCAAAAGGCAGTCGAGTCGGATAACGTTGCTGCAGTGGCAGAAGATGAAGCGGGTGGTATAATACCTCACTTGTTTAATGTAGACGTGGAAATGTTTGGAAACGTTAGATTTACTCCTGGGTATTATTTTAATCTTAAACCTTTTGCTCCAAAGTTAGTTAATAAGAAACCGAGTCCATATACATCACAAGGCATTTTAAAAAGGTTAGGAATGGATAATTTAAATGTAACCATAACAGTAAATCACAAAATTGGTCCCAATGGATTCCAAACAAGTTTAAAATCTATGGCGGTTCAAAAAAACAAATAAAGGAGACTAAGGGTGGGAACAAAAACAAATTTTGAAGAACAAGTTTCATACGATGACGCTTTTAGTGAAAACGTGGTGTATGATAACCACAACCCAAGGCAAATTCGATATGGTAGAATAACCAACAAAGGACATGCAATGATGCCACTTCAGGGTTCATCATACAAACAACTAGTTCCGAATGATTCTACCGCATCGGTTTTGGACTTTGTCGCAGATGCGTTTAGAGATTTAAATGCTAAATACAATCTTATGCAGTTAGATATATTTGAGAAAGACATGGAAGGTAATCTAAAAGTAGAAAAAGCATACCAAGACCCGTTAACTTTATACAGGCAGTATATGACTGATTTAATGGATTCTTTTGTACAGCAAGAACTAATACCTGAAAACGACAATATAAAAATATCAAAATTTTCAGATTTTATGGTGCGCCTAGAATCTTTTTTAAACAGAAGACCGAATCATCCAATACTTTTTTCAAGTTATGTAAAATCAACTCTTTGTCCACCGCATATTTCCGGACTCATGATTGAACTAGGCAAACGAGAGCATGGAAATATGAACGAAAAGAATGATCTTGCCTTGCAGGTTCGGTTAAAAAACTTTAACTTTCTGGCGAGAAAGTTTGGTTTTGTAGTACCAAAACAAGCACCTTGGTGTATAGTTGCGAATTTAAATTCTACAATTATGTACAATTATGCACTAGAGTATGATGTGCCAAGCAAAAAAAGACTGGTATCTTCATATTTTGTAGAGTGTAGAAATTACGACATAGATCTTTTAAGGGAACGACTCGTTGAATCATACCAGAAATACATTAAGGAAACAGAGGTTAGATTAAAAAAACAACTTTGTGAAAAATCTGGACTATCAGGAAGGATAGAGGTATTAAACATTGACGCTGCCGCAGATCCTATGGTAACCTATAGCATAGAAGATTGGATTAGGGTTTATTTTTCTTTTATGAGTCACGAGAGAGATGTGCAAAACACAAAAGTTTTATTTGACAACACAATGAAAGACTGTTATTATGTCTTTGAAAGACAAGGTTTTGAAACTATGCACGATTATGGTATATCAAAACTTAAACTGGAAAAGAAAAAAATAGATAAATATAGATAATGCACTTTCAAATAGTTGACAATAATCAAAAATGTAAAAAAGTTTTCAATGGGTCAGATCTTATAGATTTTTCGGACGATCTGCCACTTAGCAAAACTTGGAAATATTCTACCCATTTGCGAAATAGTGATGTAGAGTATGCATACCTGTATGCTGGTTGCGAGATATCAGACTCTTGCCCAGGTATTTTAAAAGATTGGTGGGATACCACCTCTAAAAAAGTTAGTTCTATAATAAAATCCACATACCATGCAAAGTGCGATCTAGACGAAACTTGTATTTATGATTATATCCCAGACAAAATATTGTTAGATTTTTTAAAATGCAAACAATCGATAATTCAATATGTTTTTGAGCATTTGCCAAGACCAAAATGTTATGATATTTTAGAAAAGGCACACATTTTGACAGAAGAAATGAATGGAGTTTACAATCACTACGATGGTAAAAGAAGCAAAACAAATTATAATATATTTGGAACTAGAACTGGCAGGTTGTCAAACGCAAAGTCAACCATACCAATATTGACCATGAAAAGAGAACAGAGAAGATTATTGACTCCAAGTAATGATTTGTTTGTTGAATTTGATTTTAATGCTGCAGAACTTAGAACACTTCTTGCACTTTCCGACAAAGAGCAACCACACCAAGACATACACGACTGGAACAGAATGCAGGCAAAATCAGAAGATATTGATCGTGAACAAATGAAAAAGAGGACATTCGCTTGGTTATATAACCCAGAGGCGTCAGATCGCCTCCTGGAGAGCATTTATGATAGGAACGCTATACTTGCTACCTATAAAACACAAACTGGCATAAAGACCCCCTTTTTTAGAGAAATTGATTGTGAAGACCGAAAATCTCTAAACTATGTAGTGCAAAGCACGAGTAGTGATATTTGTGTGGAACAGGCATTCAAACTCAGAGATTTTTTTAAGCACTCTAAAACAAAAGTTTGTTATTTGCTGCATGATTCTGTTATACTAGATTTTGCAAAGGAAGATGTTCAAAAATTTTCAGAAGCAAAGCAAATATTTTCTAACACTAGGTTTGGAAATTATGTTGTAAACTCCAGCATAGGCAAAAATTTTGGAGAAATGAGGAAAATATAATGTATTCGGTTATAGGTTTGGGTACCGTAGGATGTAATGTGGCAAAGTGCTTTGACGAGTACCCACAGTATGAGGTGTTTTGTGTCGATGATCAAGCAATGGACTGGAAAAATAAATTAGTAATAAAAAAGCAGCAAAATCCTGAAGCGTATGAAGAGAATTTTAAAGCAATACCAAAAAGGATAAAAGATAAAATTAAGGCGAACATAATAGTAGTCTTGAGTGGTTCTAGTTTCGTTTCTTCCATAGTTCTTAAGTTCTTGTACCAATTAAGAGATAAAAATATTTCAATTATTTGCATAAGACCAGAACTAGATTTGTTAACTGATACAAAAATTATGCATGAAAAGATGATATACTCAGTATTGCAGGAATATACTAGATCTGGAATTTTTAAAAATATATACTTGACAAGCAATACAGCAATGGATAAAATGATAGAGAATGCAAGCATAAAAGAATATTACCCAGCGATGAATAAATTAATTGCATCAGCATTTCACATGATTAAAGTTTTTGATCATCAAGAACCTGAAGTCAGTAATTTTTCTGATATCAATCATGCTCGCAGGGTTTGCACTTTGGGCATTATGGATCTGAATTCTGGTAAGGAAAATTTATTTTCAGAGTTTGAAAACCCAATGGATATGAGACTGTATTATGGTATATCTAAATCAACTCTCAATACAGATAAAAATTTACAAAGAAGTATAATAAAAACAATAAAAAATAAAAACCAAGAACTGTGCAAATACAGTTATGGAGTCTACGAGACTCAATATGAATCGGACTTTTGTTACATGAAAATATTTTCTTCAAAAGTTCAAGATTTTTAATTGACAAACAATAAAATATTTAGTATAGTATGAATAGTTGGTCGGGAGATTTGCCGACCTGCTATAGCCGAAAGTGTGCAAAAAAACAACATACCATAGGAGGTAATAAAAATGGCACTGAATTTAGATCTCATGAAGCAAAAGATGGCTTCATTAACAGGAAAAGGCGATGGCAAGAAGAATAACTTCTGGCGCCCACAGGATGGCGAAAACAACATTCGTATTGTCCCAACATCGGATGGTGATCCGTTTAAGGAAAAGTTCTTTCACTATGGTGTAGGAGAACAGTCTTTCTTATGCCCAAAGAGGAACTTTGGAGATAACTGTCCCGTTTGTGATTTTGGAAACAAATTGTGGAATGAAGGCACCGAAGAAAGCAAGCAACTTGCAAAGGGCATGTTTGCAAAGCAGCGATTCTTTTCGCCTGTGCTTGTAAGGGGTGAAGAGTCTGAAGGCGTCAAAGTTTGGGGGTATGGTAAATTAGCATACCAGAAACTCTTAGGTATTGTTCTTGACCCTGACTACGGAGATATCACTGATCCGGAAGATGGCAATGATCTTAAATTGATGTATGGAAAGCAACCTGGTGCTTCTTATCCGACTACAGATATTCGACCTCGACCTCGCAAGTCTGTTCTATGTGATGACGCTGTTGGAGGTGATGAACGTTGTGCAGAATTGCTTGAGACTGTGCCAAACTTTGAAACTATCTTTGAAAGAAAGACCACTGAAGAAGTTCAGGCAATCTTGGACGCACATCTAAGTGGGGACACGGGTACATCTGACAATGAAATTGTAAGAGGTGGAAACACAAACAACACTAGCACTGAAGCAACTAACAATGATAGTGTTACCGCAGCATTTAACGAACTGCTTAATTAGTGAGGATTTAAATGGCAAAAGTGACAAAAATTAAGACAGGTGGAATTTCTACAAAAGATATCATTGCTTCTTTAAATAAGAGTGCTGGTGGTACCGTTGCATATAACCTTGGAGAAGAAAATCCAACTGTGGTAAAAGAGTGGATACCAACAGGATCCAGGTGGTTAGACTCAATCATATGCAAAGGGCAACTTGCTGGCATTCCAGTTGGTAAAATTTCTGAGATTGCTGGACTTGAAGCAACTGGTAAGTCTTTTATGGCAGCACAAGTTGCTGCCAACGCTCAAAAGATGGGTTGTCGAGTTGCATATTTTGATTCTGAGTCTGCTATTGATCCTGATTTTCTTCGAAGGGCAGGTTGTGACGTAGACGATGAAGAAAAGGGTCTGATATATGTGCAGGCAACTTCGGTTGAGATGGTAATGGAAACAATAGAAAACCTTTTAAAGATGCCTGAAAAATGGTTGTTTATTTGGGATTCTCTTGCTCTAACTCCCTCTGAACACGATCTGGAGTCTGATTATAATCCTCAGTCTTCGATGGCAATGAAAGCAAGGGTTTTGTCTAAGGGTATGCCTAAGTTGGTGCAACCAATCGCCAACGCAGGAGCAACACTATTGGTCTTGAATCAATTAAAGACTAATATTACAAGATCCCCTTCAGAAGCGTTAACTACACCATACATGACCCCTGGTGGTAAAACACTTCCATACTCTTATTCCTTAAGAGTTTGGTTGACGGGAAGAAAGGCAAAGGCGTCTTTTGTTACAGACGAAAATGGATTTAGAATCGGTTCAGAAGTGAAATGTAAGATTGAAAAATCACGTTTTGGTTCTACTGGTCGAATGTGTAATTTCAAAATTCTTTGGGGCGATTCTGATTTAGTCGGTGTACAAGATAAAGAAAGTTGGTTTGATGCTATTCAGATTTCAGAAAATCTAAAGCAGTCAGGCGCTTGGTATACTCTTGTTCATGAAGATGGATCTGAAGAAAAATTTCAAAGAGCGCATTGGTTAACAAAATTGCAAAATGAAAAATTTGCAAAAAGAGTCTTGCAAATCATGGATGACGATGTTATAATGAAATTCAGCAACAAAACAGGTAAAGCATCTGATTTCTATGATCAGGAAGAGGTCCCACCCCAGACCGACGATAACTAGTTTGTTGGTCCGCCCCCTCAAATGAGGGGGCGTTTTTTTATAGGAGATATTATGAGTAGAATAGTATTGGTTGATGGTCAAAACCAGTTTATGAGGTCTTACATTGTCAACCCAACAATAACTCCCAACGGTGACCCTTGTGGTGGAGTGGTTGGATTTTTACAGAGCATGAATAAGTTTTGTTCTACTGTGAAACCAGATGTTTTTGTCGTTGTGTGGGACGGCGCTGGTGGTTCTCAAAAAAGAAGAAAGAAGAATAAAAATTATAAAGCAGGGCGAAAACCACCTAAGTTAAACAGGTGGGGTGCAAACATGTCTAGTGAGCAGTTAAGGACAAATCAAATATTTCAGCAGGTCAGACTGATAGAATATTTAAATCAAACTCCGATTTTACAATTTAGAGAACCAGGGGTTGAGGCGGATGATGTAATATCGTATATTAAATCATTGCCAGTTTTTTCTGATTATGAAAAAGTTATAATATCGAGCGATAAAGACTTTATTCAATTGTTAGATGATCGTACAGTATTACTTAGACCTACCCAGGGAGAGGTTCTAAATAGAAATAGAATTATAGAAGAGCATAATATCCATCCTAGAAATTTTGCACTGGCAAGAGCGTTGGTTGGTGATAAGAGTGATAATATTGATGGACTGAGGGGTGTTGGACTAAAGACTGTAGCGAAATGCTTTCCGTTTCTGTCAGAAAATAAAGACTACTATTTGGAAGATTTGAAAGAACACTCATTAAATGTAGAATCTAATTTAACAATTTATGATAAAGTTGTTGAAGAATATAAAAAAGTATGTAATAATTACTCCATAATGCAACTAAGTACACCACTGATATCAGTACAGTGTGCACAGAAAATTAACCAGAGTTTCGAAGAGTATACGCCATTGTTTAATAAAACAGAAATAAACAAAATGCTTTCTTTGGACGGGTTAACGTCCTTAAACTACAGTTGCTTAACGGAGACATTTAATAACATGATCAATTCTTGGAATGGATTTTAATATATGGAAAATGTCACAAGAGATTTTTCTAAATTTGGAAAAAGTTTTCAAGAAAGTTTGTGTCATTTGATATTGGATGACCGACCTTTTGCCGATCAAATATTTGAAGTTCTAGATATAAACTTTCTAGAACTGTCTTATCTGCGTGTATTTGTAACAAAAATAAAGCAGTATAAGAAAAAATATGGCATTCACCCCACAAGAAAAATAATGACAAGTATCTTGAGAACTGATATCTCTTCAGAACAAGACTCTGTAAAAAAGATGCTTAGAGATTATTATGCCAGGGTGCTATCTCAGGAAATAGATCTCAAAGAGTCTGGGTATATCAAAGACACTGCGCTTGATTTTTGTAAAAAGCAAAAACTCCAAGAAGCGATGCTTAAATCAGTTCCGCTCTTACAGAAGTCTTCTTTTGATCAGGTTGCAAAATTAATTCAGGATGCAATTAAATTAGGGACATCTAATGATCTTGGTTATGACTATATGGCAGACTTTGAAAGAAGGTTTGAACACAAAGCAAGAAATCCAGTTTCTACGGGTTGGCAAACTCTAGATGACATGACAAAGGGCGGATTAGGAAAGGGCGAATTGGGCGTTGTTATAGCACCCACAGGTGCAGGTAAATCAATGGTGCTGGTGCATCTGGGCGCCAAAGCAATAGAGGCAGGCAAAAACGTTGTACACTACACGCTTGAATTGGCAGACACGGTTGTTGCAAACAGGTATGATAGTTGCATAACTGGATATCACCTAAACGAAGTGAAGGTGTTTAAAGAGCAGATTTATGATAAGTTAAAAGACTTACCGGGCAAATTAATTGTAAAGGAGTATCCAACAAGATCAGCGAGCATACAGACTATTAGAAATCATCTAGAGAAAATGAAAAATCAAGATTTTATTCCAGATATGATAATAGTAGATTATGCGGATCTACTTAAACCTGAAGGTTCTTCAAAAGAAGAAAAGCGACACCAATTAGAATCTATCTATGAAGAATTGAGAGGTATCTCTCAAGAAGTAGGTTGCCCACTATGGACTGCGTCTCAAACGAATAGATCTGGATTGAATGCCGAAGTTATAACTATGGAGGCAATATCCGAAGCGTTCAATAAGTGCTTTGTAGCAGATTTTATATTTTCAGTTTCTAGAACAATTGAAGATAAGGGTACCAATGGTGGAAGAATTTTTGTCGCAAAGAATAGAAATGGTCCCGATGGGATTATATACCCCATATTTATGGATACCTCTAATGTTAAAATTAAGGTTTTACCTAAGATGATGACATCAGAGGAGATTGATGATGTTGTGAAAAACGCAGCGAAAAGACAACAAGAAAAGTTAAGAGAAAAGTATAGCAAGTATAAAGGAGGTTGATGTGAAATGAGTTTGTCAAACGAAATATTGTCAGAGATTACAGTGCATATGAAGTATGCAAAATATATTCCAGAAAAAAACAGGAGGGAATCCTGGACCGAGTTGGTAACTCGGAATATGAACATGCATCTTAAAAAATTCCCAGAATTAGAGTTGCAAATTAGAAAAAATTATAAATTAGTTTTTGATAAGAAGGTTCTTCCTTCTATGAGATCTCTGCAATTTGGTGGCAAACCTATTGAAGTTGCTCCGAATAGAATTTTTAATTGTGCTTTCATGCCTATTGACGATTGGAGGTCATTTGGTGAAGCAATGTTTTTACTGTTAGGTGGCACTGGAGTTGGTTACAGTGTGCAAAAACACCATGTAGAAAAACTACCAGAAATTCAAAGACCCAACATGAAAAGAACTAGAAGGTTCCTTGTTAATGATTCAATTGAAGGTTGGGCAGACGCTGTGAAGGCATTAGTTAGATCATATTTTAACGGCGGGTCTAGACTTAGATTTGATTATACAGATATTCGACCGAAAGGAGCAGCACTAGTTACTTCAGGAGGAAAGGCACCTGGACCACAACCGCTAAGAGAGTGCTTGGTCAAACTTGAAGGTATGCTTTCGGAAAAAGAAAATGGAGATAAGTTAACACCTATTGAGGTCCACGATATGGTTTGTCATATTGCTGACGCTGTGCTTGCAGGCGGCATCCGCAGAGCAGCGCTTATATCTTTATTTTCAGCAGACGACGAGGAAATGATTGCTGCCAAAACTGGTAATTGGTGGGAAACAAATCCCCAAAGAGGTCGAGCAAACAATTCAGTTGTTCTCCTACGTCATAAGATTGATAAAAATTATTTTATGAACTTGTGGGATAGGGTAAAGGCTTCCGGTGCTGGAGAACCTGGTTTTTATTTCTCCAACGACAAAGACTGGGGTACCAATCCGTGCTGCGAAATTGGACTGCGTCCATATCAATTTTGTAATTTAACAGAGGTAAACGTTTCTGATCTTGAATCTCAAGAAGATTTCGAAGAAAGAGTAAAGGCAGCGACTTTTATTGGTACCTTACAAGCAAGTTACACTGACTTTCATTATTTGCGTGACGTTTGGCGCAGAACTACTGAAAGAGATGCGCTGATCGGCGTTTCGATGACGGGAATTGCTTCCGGCACTGTTTTAGAACTTGATATGAAGTCTGCAGCAGACGCTGTAAAAATTGAGAATGCAAGAGTTGCAGAGTTGATTGGCGTAAAACCAGCAGCAAGAACAACCTGCGTTAAACCCGCTGGCACAACAAGTTTAACCCTTGGGACATCCTCCGGCATTCATGCTTGGCACAATGATTATTATATTCGTCGTATTCGTGTTGGCAAAAACGAACCAATCTATTCATACTTGTTGGAAAATCATCCTGAACTTGTGGAGGATGAGTACTTCAGTCCTCACAGCACTGCAGTTATTTCAATCCCACAAAAGGCGCCTGAAAATGCGATCATGAGAACAGAATCAGCACTTCAGTTGCTTCGAAGAGTGAAAAAAGTTACAGACGAATGGGTTAAACCTGGTTTTCGAAAAGGTCAAAATACTCACAATATTTCTGCCACTGTTTCTATTAAAGATGCTGAGTGGGTTGATGTGGGTGAGTGGATGTGGGACAATAGAGAGAGTTACAACGGTCTTTCTGTTTTGCCGTTTGACGGAGGAACTTACACACAGGCACCGTTTGAAGATTGCTCCAAAGAAACATATGAAGCGATGATGAATTCTTTAACAAGTATCGA